CGATACGATGGGACAGTGAGCGGTAAGTTATGAAGATTGCTTTAATTACAGATCAACATCTTGATGGACGTAAAGGTTCTCTAGCGTTTTGGAACTACTGGCAACAATTCTATGACAATATCTTTTTCCCAACTCTTGAAAAAGAAGGTATCGATACCGTCATTGATCTTGGCGACACATTTGATAATAGAAAGTCTATGGACTTTAATACTTATCATCGTGTTCGTGAAAACTACTTCGAGAAACTAGCAAAGTATAACGTGCATATGTTGCTTGGTAATCATTGCACTTACTACAAGAATACCAACCGCATCAACTCACCAGAACTTTTACTTGAAAAGTATCACAACATCACAATTTATTCTGAACCCAAGCATTTAAAACTTGGGAATAAAAAGTTTCTGATGTTGCCATGGATCAATAAAGAAAATCTAGAAGAAATAACAAATCTTCTTGATACTAGTGAAGCAGATATTTGTTGTGGGCATCTAGAACTCAATGGGTTTGATGTAACACCAGGTATGCGAATGGATCATGGTATGGATGCTGGTTTGTTCCATCGTTTTAAACGTGTGTGGTCTGGGCATTATCACCACAAATCTAAAAGAGGTAATGTTCAGTACCTAGGCAATCCCTATCAGATGTATTGGAATGATTATAAAGACGCTCGCGGATTCCATATCTACGATACTGAAAGTGATAGACTTAAGTTTGTCGCAAATCCCTATGAGATCTTCGACAAAATCTTCTATGACGATACCCGTGTGGACTACAACAAACAAGATGTGTCTGGTTATAAAAACCAGTTCATCAAACTTGTCGTTGAAGAGAAACGAGACTACCAAATGTTTGAAACATTGGTTGATCGTCTTTACAACGTAGGAGTTCATGATGTAAAAATTGTAGAAACACTAGTTGATATTGAAGATCAAGTGGACCTTGAAGTTTCTACTAAAGATACTCTTACGCTCCTTAATGAATATATTGATGAGGTAGAAATGACCGTAGACAAATCTGATCTTAAGGGTTTGATGAGATCTCTATATATTGAGAGTTGTAATGTGGTCTAATGTTTATTGTAACCTTAGAAAACCAACCTGATGGTGTCTATTCTATCTTTGACGATGATGAAGATAGGGTAATTCCTATATTTCAGGAAGAAGAAGATGCTGACAGATATCTCATGATGCTACAGATTGATGAAGAATACCCACCCATGCAGATCCTAGAGATTGACGACCATGCTATAATATCAGCATGTCAAGAACGCGGTCATAAATTTTCTATTATTACTGCTGACGATTTTTTGATTCCCCCTGATGATTCTGAAGAATGATTATTTTTAAAAAAATTCGTTGGAAGAATTTTCTTTCAACGGGTAATGTTTTTAGTGAAGTTGATTTACGAGCATCCAAAACTAATCTGATCATAGGATCAAACGGCGCAGGTAAGAGTACCATTCTAGATGCTCTTACCTTTTCTTTGTTTGGGAAACCATTTCGTAAGATCAATAAACCGATGCTAGTTAATAGTATCAATGAAAAAGATTGTGTAACTGAAATTGAATTCAGTATTGGTAAGAAAGAATACAAAGTGATTCGGGGTGTCAAACCAAATCTATTTGAAATCTATTGCAACGATCAGTTGTGGAACCAAGAGAGCTCTTTAGTAGAACAGCAAAAGAACTTCGAGAATAATGTTCTTAAGATGAACTACAAATCATTCACACAGATCGTGGTGCTTGGTTCTTCTACGTTTGTTCCATTCATGCGTCTGCCTCTAGCACAGCGTCGTGAGATCATCGAAGACATTCTTGACATCCAAGTATTCTCTACGATGAATGTTCTTCTCCGTGATAAAGTCAGAGAAAATAATGAAGACATTAAGACACTTGATTATGAAATCTATCTTGTGTCAGAGAAGATAGATCTCCAGAAGAAGTATATGCTCGAACTGGAAAAGAAAACTAAGGAAGAGATCACTCGCAAAGAGAATAAAATCGCTGAATTGTTGGAAGATGAAAATATTCAGCACCAAGAAATTGCGCGACTAACTTCTGAAGTTGAAAAACATTCTAAAGAAATGGAGGCGGTGTCTAGCAGCACTTCAAAACTGAAGAAGTTAAACACTTTTCTTATTAAAGTACAGGGTAAATTAAAGACATGTAAAAAAGAACATGAGTTCTTTGAGAAGAATCATGTATGTCCTACATGTACTCAGGAATTATCAGAAGAATTTCGTGATGAAAAGTTGGAGTCTGGAAAGACTAAGGTCGAAGAGATGCTTGTGGGATACAATGATATCCTCTCTGCTATAGGAGAAGAGGAAGTTAAATTTAATAAATTTACTGAGTTGTCAAGTCAGGTCATGTCTATCAACAACTCTATCAGTCAATCTAACTTCCAGATTACATCAGTCAGAAAAACTATTTCTGATATCGAATCTGAGATCAAAGAACTAGAAGGTAGCAACCCAGACAAGAAAGCAGAGTTTGTAAAACTTGAGGGTCTTGTTAAAGATAAAAAACAATTGAGTGGCACACTCGCAGAAAATCGTAAGGACCGTGATACACTATTGGTGGCATCGCAACTGTTGAAAGACAACGGAATTAAGACTAGAATTATCAAGACTTATCTTCCAGCGATGAACCAACTTATCAATCAGTATCTTCAGAGTATGGACTTTTATGTCAACTTTACACTGAACGAGAACTTTGAGGAGATAATTAAGTCTAGGTTTAGGGATGTGTTTTCTTATGATTCGTTCAGTGAAGGAGAGAAATCTCGTATTGATATCGCTCTGTTGCTTACTTGGCGTTCTATTGCTAAACTTAAGAATAGTGTGGATACTAATCTCCTTATCTTAGATGAGATCTTTGACAGTTCATTGGATCAGCAAGGTGGTATGGATCTGAGTTGGATCCTACGTAACTTTGATGACAACTCAAACATCTATGTTATCAGTCATAGAGAAAACCTTGACGGTAAATTTGAGAGAACTATCACAGCAGAGAAAGAAAAGAACTTCTCTGTGATTCGAGAGACAGTTTCTGAACTGGACTAGGGGTGCCTTCGGGCACCCTTTTTTTGTATATACTAGTAGCATCAACGAAACGAACGTATGTCATCCCAAGAGATCAAAGGAAATCTAGCACGACTGCTCGCAACAGAGAACCTGATTGTAGAGCACCGTAGAGTCGCTACAGCATCCTTTGATGTGGATCGTCGTGTGTTGACTCTCCCTAACTGGGACAAGGCATCTAGCACCGTCTATGACCTTCTGGTGGGACATGAGGTAGGACATGCTCTCTTCACTCCCAATGAAGACTGGACTAATATGTTTGACTGTCCTAAAGATTTCGTTAACGTGATTGAGGATGCTCGTATCGAGAAGATGATGAAGCAAAAGTATCCTGGTCTTCGCAAGTCATTCGCTGGTGGTTATAAAGAACTAAACGATCAAGACTTCTTTGGTATTGCTGACGAAGATCTCAACACATTCAGTCTGATCGATCGTATCAATCTTCACTTCAAGATTGGTGCAGGTGCTATGGTTCCTTTCTCTATTGAAGAAAAAGTATTTGTAGCTCGCACAGATGTTGCTGAAACCTTTGATGAGGTTTGTCAGATTGCTGTTGATGTATACGAATTCAGTAAGCAAGAACAGGAGCAAGAGCAAACACCAGAAGCAGAAATGCCTGCTAATCAATCTTCTGAAGGTACAGAAGGTGAGATGACGCATGAGGAAATGCTAGAAGAAGCACAACGTCGCGAAGAAAATAACAGTAGTTCTACTAGTCAACCACAACCACATGTTGGAGAAGACTATGATGATGAAGAAGAGATAGAAGGTTCTAAGACACAGGATTCTTTTAACGATGCTGCTAAGAAACTAACAGATCGTTTTGGTGATAATTCTAAGTATGTTGAGATCCCTTCTTCTGTTAACTTGTCGGATTATATTGCTGACTGGACTGAAGTTCATGGTTGGATTGATGAACAGCGCGAAGCATTTGTTAATGATCCTGATGCTACTGACAATCGTTATGACCGATATATAGAAGTTGATAATGCTTTTGATACATTTCGTAAACAATCTCAGAAAGAAGTAAACTACCTAGTAAAAGAATTTGAATGTCGTAAGTCTGCTGATGCCTATGCTCGTGCTAGCCAATCTAAAACTGGTGTTCTTGATACTTCAAAGCTTCATACTTATAAGTATAATGAAGACCTATTTAAGAAAGTAACAGTTGTACCTGATGGCAAAAACCATGGTCTAATTTTTATTCTTGATTGGTCTGGTTCTATGCAGAATGAGTTGTTAGCCACGGTAAAACAACTACTTAACTTGACTGCCTTTTGTAAGAAGGTCCAGATTCCATTTGAAGTATATGCTTTCACTAATGAGTGGTATGCTGTCCGTCGTGCCAAAGAAGGTAATAGCGAATACCTATCCAACGAAGAATACTTTGCAAGTCTTGGTTGTGTAGACGGAGAGATTTATCTCCACAAAGGTATGTTCCATTTGATGAATGTTGTATCTTCTCGGTCCAACTCAAAGAACTACGAACGTATGTGTCTGAATTTGTTTAGAGAAGCATACTGCTTCAAGCACTATGTTTCATATCGTAGCACTGTTGGTGTTGGTCTTTCTGGAACTCCTTTGAATGAGAGTGTCATTATGTTGAACTACATCATTCCTGAGTTTAAGAAACAGAACAACTTACAAAAAGTAAATGTTTGTATTCTTACTGATGGCGAGAGTTGTCAGGCATCTTATGGTCGTAGATATTATAACGATCATAAAGACGAACACTATGTTCGTCCACATCGCTTAGAATATTCCACCATACTTCGTGATCGCCAGACTGGTCGTATGTATTCTTCTATGAGTGGATGGGAAGAATCTACTAACACTTTCATCAAACAAGTTCGTGATCGTAATTCTGGAGTAAACGTTATTGGGTTTCGTATCATGGCTGGTAGTCAACTCTCTAATTTTGTTGGTTCCTATGGCGACCTTGCTTACTATGGCGAAGTTCAAAAACAATGGCGAAAATTAAAGTCTGCTATTATTCCTATGCCTAAAGGTTACACTGCATTGTATGCTATTTCTAATACTGCTCTTGGTGGAGAAAATGATTCTGATATGACAGAACTAGATTCTGGTGCTAAGAAGAGTGAAATTAGTAAAGCCTTTAAGAAAATGCTTAGTTCAAAATCCACCAATAAGAAACTCCTGAGTTCCTTTATCGAGTATGTCAGTTGAGGCACTGTCCACTCTGCCCCTGACTCTGCCCCACCCTGCCCTATAATAACTACATCAACGAAACGCACCATGCCCGCTAAGTCCGATCTTACCACCACACAACTTACTTCTTATCTGTCTGATACCTACGGCAATGATATCAATGCCGAGCATGTTCGTGCTGCCTGTGATAATTTTGGCATCACCTATCCTACTGCTGTCAAGCGTCTGCGTGATTTCTATGTCAAGCGTGGCACTTGGCAGTTGACAGTACAAGAGCGTCTTGAGCAAACCTACGAAGCACCAGCTGCTGTTCCTGTTTCCGAAAATCAGGAACAGAACCTCGTTCCTGATAAAGATGATAACTTTGTTCCATTCGGTAACTTCACTGACGTAAAGAAGATCATCAAGTCTAAGATCTTCTACCCTACATTCATTACCGGTCTGTCTGGTAATGGCAAAACGTTCTCTGTGGAGCAAGCATGTGCTACTCTTGGACGTGAACTGATTCGTGTAAACATTACTATTGAAACTGATGAGGACGATCTTATTGGTGGTTTTCGCCTTGTCGATGGGTCAACTGTTTGGCATAACGGACCTGTCGTGGAAGCACTCGAACGTGGAGCAATCTTGCTACTCGATGAAGTTGACCTTGCTTCTAACAAAATCCTTTGTCTCCAATCCATCCTTGAAGGTAAGGGTGTGTTCCTGAAGAAGACAGGTCGCTATGTGAGACCTGCTGCTGGTTTTAATGTCATTGCTACTGCCAACACTAAGGGTAAAGGTTCTGACGATGGTCGCTTTATCGGCACCAATGTTCTTAACGAAGCATTCCTTGAGCGTTTTGCTTTGACCTTCGAGCAGGAATATCCTACTGTTGCAGTAGAAACTAATATTCTTGTTCGTATTGCTGCATCTGTAGGTAAGCATGACGAAGACTTCTGTAAGAATCTTGCTAACTGGGCTGACATTATCCGTAAGACATTTGCTGATGGTGGTATCGATGAGGTTATTTCTACCCGTCGTCTGGTCCACATCATGCGAGCATATGCTATCTGGAATGATCGCATGAAGGCGATCAAGGTTTGTGTGAATCGTTTCGATGATGAGACCAAGCAGTCTTTCATTGAATTGTATGATAAAATTGATGCTGACGTTCAAACTGAGGAGGAGGAAAAAAATGCTGATGTCCCGTTCTGAAAAATTTCACGGATACGTGAATCGTCTTGCCATGCTTGACACTGGCAAGACTGTTAAAATTATGGGTGGCGATGGTTTGAAGTTGTTTGTCAAAGACCTTGACGGCAAGGTTCAAGAGTGCTACCATAGTAATCTACGCTTAATCTGGGATAACTGAATGGCGAAAAAATACAATGAAGATGCTCTGTTGAAAGAGCTGAGTGATTACATTACTGGAACCTATGGACAACACTACTCTGCTGGTAACGACAGCATTCAAACGTTAGATCTAATTGAAGCATGTGGAGATGCTGAGGCATTCTGCCGTAGCAACATCCTCAAGTATGCTTCACGCTATGATCGTAAGGGCACTGCCCGTCGTGATATCATTAAGATCCTTCACTACGCATTGCTGCTGCTCCACTTCTCTGACAAATCTCAAACTAAGGAAACATACAATCAATGAGTAAAGTTATTCTTTCTAGAAAGACCCTAGATGTTCTCAAAAACTTCAGCACTATCAATTCCTCTATTGTCTTCCGTAAAGGATCCACGGTTAGAACTATCTCTAATGCAGAGAACATCCTCGCAAA